ATGTTTGGTAAAGTTTACCAGGCTGGTGAATCAGTTGAATTAAAAGAAGAGGATTACAAGAGGCTCAAGAAATTGGGTTATTTTAAAACTAAAAAAAAGAAAGTAAAAGATGGCGACAATAACAGTTCAGACGATAACTGAAAGCGGAATAACTCCCACCTTTGCAAGTGCAACGGCTGAAGGGGATGTAATGGATAATGATGGAAAGACCTTCCTTATGATTAAGAATGGAAGTGGTGGTTCTATTACTGTTACAATAACTGCACAAGTTACATCTGTTAAAACTCAATTGTTTGGAGAAACAACTAAAAGCAATGCAACTATTGCTGTTGGTGCTGGTGCTGAGGGTATGATTGGACCATTTTCACCATCAGCTTTCAATACAAATGATTCACAAATAAGTATAACTTATAGCGGAGTAACAGGTGTTACTGTTGCAGGGTTTAAATTAAATAATTAATTAATTAAATAAATAAATAAAAATGGCAATTTTAAACGGAACTGAATTAAAAGTGTATAGCGGAACAGGTTCACAAACGAACCTTGTAGCTTTTGCACAAAACTGTACTTTGACAGTTAATCAAAGTGTAAGAGAAATAACTAATAAAGAATCCGCTGGATTCAAAGAAATATTAGAAGGATTAAGAGATTTTACTATTGATGTAGATGGAGCTTATGCTTGGAGCAATGCGAGCGATACTCCAATCTCTGATGGAGCTGATGATCTTATTGACACTAATGTTTTAACAAACAGGCAAGCTGTTAGTTTTACCTTTGGAGATAATCAAACTACTGGTGACAATAACTATACTGGAAGCGGATTTATAACATCAATGAGCTTAACTGGTGGTACTGAAGATACAGCAACTTATTCTTTTACCATAGAGGGAACTGGTGTCTTAGATAGAGTTGAAGTTTAATAATAACTTTTGGTGGCGGTGCTTGGTAATTCTTTCGGTGAGTTACTGAGCATCAAAACCATTTTAAAATACTTACTGAAATGAATTATAAAATAATAACAATAGGCAAAGAGGACCATCCAATAAAGTTTGGCTTCAATGCTTTAAGAAAATATTCTAAAATGACTAATACATCACTTGCGGACTTAGATAAACTTGGGCAAGAGATGACTTTAGACAATGCTTTAATTTTAATGTATTGCGGTATTGAGGATGGTTACAGAGCCTCTAAGCAAGAAATGAAATTATCTGTTGATGATTTAGCTGATTCAATAGATGGTGATTTCAATGCTATTGCAAGATGTATGGAAATTTTAGGAGAGATGATGGGACAGGTAAATGAAAAAAAGCCCAATCCCAAGCAGAAGAAAAACTGACTTGGGACAGGTTAGAAGAGATAGCTTTTGGATTAATGGGGCTATCTGTTGAGGAGTTTTATAATATGATTCCAAGACATTTTTTTAATAAGATGACTGGATTCTATGAACTCTTAAGCTTGAAAGAAAAGCATGAATGGGAAAGAGTAAGATGGCAAACAGCGGTTTTAGTCAATATACAAATCCCAAAAGGAAAGAGAATAAAGCCAACAGATTTGATTGAATTTGATTGGGATAAAAAGAAAAAAGAAGTAGATTACAAGAAGTTGAAAGCAAGAGCTGAATATATTAAAAGAATAGAAGAATTAAAGAAAGATGGCAAATAAAAGCGTTGGATTTTTAACAGTAGCATTTGGAGCTGATTTAAGAGGCTTTGATAGAGCAATGAAGAAAGCTCAAAGGAACATTAAGAAGTTTGGAACTAATATGCAATCTATCGGATCAAACTTAACAAGAAACATCACACTACCAGTTTTAGCTATTGGAGGGGCATCTATTAAAATGGCTTCTGATTTAGAAGAAACAAGATCAAAATTCAAAACTGTTTTTAGTTCAATAGAAGGTGATGCTTTACAAACAGCTGAAACATTTAAGAAAAGCTTTGGATTATCAAGCCAAGCCGCAATGGGGTTGTTAGCTGATACTGGTGATTTATTAGTTGGATTTGGATTTACTGAGAAAGAGGCATTAAATTTATCAAAACAAGTTAATGAATTAGCGGTTGATTTAGCTTCATTCACTAACTTTAGTGGAGGAGCTGAGGGTGCATCTCAGGCATTGACAAAAGCATTACTTGGTGAAAGAGAGGCTATTAAATCATTAGGTATAGCAATTACTGAAACTGATTTAAAAAGATTTGCTGAGGAACAAGGATTAGTATTAAAAGAACTTAATAAAGTAGAAAAGGCTCAATTAACTTTTCAATTAGCTACAAGACAAAGCCAAAAAGCTATTGGTGATTATGCGAGAACATCAGGGAGCTTTGCAAATCAATTCAGAGAATTACAAGAAAGAACAAAAGATTTAAGTGCTGATTTTGGTACTATGCTTTTACCAGTTGCTAAAAAATTACTTGACAACACCATTAAGTTAGTTGAAAAGTTTCAATCTTTGTCATTAGCTGAAAAAACAGCAGCCATAGAAAGTGTTGCTTTAGCATCTGCTATTGGTCCAGCTTTAAATATTTTAGGTAGATTAATTTTAATAGGTCCAAAAATTTTAGCTTTCTTTTTTAGCTTTGGCGGATTGATTGCTGTTTTAGCTGGAGGATTTGTATTATTAAAAAACAATATAACTCGAGTAATAAATCTTTTAGCTAATAAATTTGCATCTGAAGAATTAGCTTCTATACTAACTGCAATGGGTGCTTTTGGTGAACAATTTGGAATATTTGGTGCTAAGCAACTTAAAGATTTGGGAATAGCAATGGCTACTATTGTTGCAACTGATAAACAATTACCAGTTGATGAATTCAAAGGATTTGGAGCAATACTTAAAGAATTAGGTCAAGATATATTAGATTTTAGTAAAATAGCTGAATTATTAAATTTAGGAGAAGGTGGTTCTGGTATAACAACTGGTGGTAAATTACATATATTTCCAATGAATAAAGGTAGAATGAAAGATATATTATTCCCAAATTTATCTAAAGATATTAAAGAGGCTACAACAAAATTATTTGATTTTAATACTGAGATGAAAAACTTTCAAAATGGTTTTCAAACAGCAATGGAAAGAGCATTTCAATCACAAGATAGATTCTTTAAAGCATTCATTGAAAATTTAAAATTGACAGTAAGACAGCAGTTCTTCTCAGCTCTTAGTAAAGGTATTACCTCAAAGATATTTAGTTTAGCAATACCAGCATTAACTGGATTATTGACTGGAGGAACAAGTACATTAATTGGTCCAACTTTGCAGGGGGCTGGAGTTAATATTCCATTTTTATCTAAAATGGGAGGACCGCAAACAGTACAAGTTGAGGGAGTTATTAGAGGAACAGATATATTTTTAAGTAATGCAAGAACATCTGGTAACAGATTAAGAAGCGTGTAATGGCTGGAATAAGATTTCAAACAACAATATATAGTTATAATTCATGGAGTTACTTTGTTCAAATATGGGATAGAAATTATACTGGCTCAACAATAACTGAGATAACATTAGGTCAGGGCGGACCGCAAATCAATTGGGATTCTGATAATGATGATAGATTCTCAACTATAATGAGTTCATCATGTGAGATTCCTATAATGGTTGAGGGAACATTAATTGACAATTGGTTGAAGAGTGTGAGGGATTCTTATGAAGAGAAAGATGTTTATGTTCATATATATAGAAATACTCAAGCTACTGCATCGTCTTTAATTTGGAGTGGATTTCTATTGATGGATTTAAACTCTACTGTTGATGAGTTCTTTCCTTATGAGTTTAGATTAACTTTTACTGATGGATTATCATTATTGAAAGAAGTGGATTTTGCTGAGGCTGGAGCAACAAAACCTTATGATTCAAGTGAAATGTTTTGGGGACCAGCTTCTTATAGTTTCTGGATGAAAACAGTACTTGGTAAAGTAGGGGCGGCATTGACTACTGAGGGAGCAATAACTGATTGGGAATGGAGAACAAGTATAAATTGGTATAATACAGGGCATGGGGCATCAGCTCCATCTACATTAACATTTGATCCATTTGCTAAAACAGAGGTACAAGTTTCAATGTTTCATAACGAAGAAACTGAGGGTGTCTATGAGCCAAGAAATTGTTATGATGTATTAAATGAACTCTTAAAACATTGGGGAGCAAGAATAGTTTATTGGCGGCATAAATTCTGGATTATACAAATACCTGAATATAATACAGCTGAAACTGGTACATTAGCAAATCCAGATAATATAAATACAAGAAAATACTTTCATTCAAGTAATAGTGTAAGTGATGCTTTTGATAATCTTAACGATTACTGGACTCCTTATCAAGTGTTTTTACAAGCATCTGGAGTTATTGGACCAAGTAAAATAGTAGGAACTAAATATGATTTTAAAGCACCGATAAAAGAAGTAATTGCTAAGTACATAACTGGAAGCGGTGAGAACTATTTTGGAGGTTTTCCAACAACAGAAAGTACTATTATAACTGGAGTTAGAATAAATAATCTTGCTGATGCTAATAATATTTATTTAGATATTCCATTAAAATTTACACAAAACAGAGCTAATGTAAATTCTGGATTAACTGGAGGACAATTCTCTTCTTTCTCAGCTCAAATTTTTTATCAATTAGCAGCTACTAATTTAGCTCATGGTGGCTCAACAACTAAATTCTTACACTATAATAGTTCTAATAATAGCTATTCTTGGAATCCTAATCCTCCATCAACAACAAGGCCTTATTGGTATGCAAGTAATTTAAGTTTTCAATCTGGTTCAAGTGGAGTTATGACTCAACAACTTGGTGGTCCAGATAATGGAGCTTCAATAATAATTCCATCTCATGTTGATTTTACTGGAGTTTTTGATATAACTATTCAAATATTTAATTTTGTTAATGGAGTTTCATCTAATAAGTATGCATTTGTTGATGATGATACTGGAGCTAATTGGGCTAATCCAACAGATATTGGATTGAGTTGGCAAAATGTACCAAGTGTTTCAGGAACAACTATAAGCTCTACAAGTTACGTTTCAGGAGGTATTTCAATTGTTACATATTATCAGGGAAATGGCAATCCTTTTGCTGGTCAATTATTACCATTAGGCACAAATAATCAAATAGCTGCAACAGCTCAAAATATAATTCAGAATAGTAATAATGATAATAACTCAACTATTAGAAACTTTGATGAGTTATTATGGGGAGATTCACCAGCATCTGTAAGTATTGGAAGTCTTGAGGTTATAGATACAAGTGGAACAAGAACAACTACTTTAACAAGTGGTCAATGGGGTGTTGGTGTTACAAATGGAACTCAAACATTCTCTAAGTTATTACTTGATAGATTTTTAGAAGGACAATTAACATCAATCAGGGTTGCTAATTTTAGATTAGTAATACCAACTGAAGCAAAAGAAAAAGATGATGGAACAGCTGTGAGACCCCAATACATCAATCCTGTTGGATTATTAGTTGAGAATAGACCCCAAGAGCCACCAATGTCTTATGTAATGCAGAGAGGCACATTTCATGTGTTGATGGATGAGTGGGATTTTCAGGGTTTTGAAATACAAAGTGAAAGCACCTCAGCATCTACTGTTACTGTTACAGATACTAATTTTGGTACAATTGATATTCCAGTAAGCACAGCACCTCCATCATTCCTACAAAGACCTCCAAGTTCATCAATAACATCAGCGGCAAGAAATAATATTATTACAACTTTAACAACTGCTGTTAGTGGGCTTGGAAGTGATTTAGTTGCTAATGGTAATTATGATGAATTAAGTTCAGAGTTAGTAACAAATGGTGATTTTGCAACTGATAGTGATTGGATTTTGACTAATAATACAGGTAGTAACACAAGAATTACTGATGGTACATTAATAATAGAAACTGATGGGGCTTTTACAGCAGCTCAACAAAATGATTTTCTCACAATAGATAAGACTTTTAAATTAACATACACAATATCAAGTACAGATAATGGTAATTTAGTTTTAGTAAATGGCTCGGAAGAGATTACAATACCATCAAGCGTTGGAACACATAATGCTTATTGGAAAGCTCAAATAGACGATTTAGTTTTAAAACGTTCAGGTGTTTTAAATGTTACAATTGATAACGTATCAGTAAAACAAGTTGATCCAGATGATGATTGGACTAAGGGAACTGGATGGAGTATTCAAGATGACCAAGCTCAATTTAGTGGAAGTGCTGATGCAGCATTAGAACAAGCTGGTGTATTCACTGAGGGAACTAAATATAAAGTTAGTATTGATGTAGCTGAGATAAGCGGTGGTGAGTTAGAAGTTAAAGACCAAACTACAATACATCAAGCTATAACATCAGCTGGTGGTTATGAGTTTACATTCACAGCTGCTAATACAGCCTTACAATTAAATGCTAATACTGGCTCAGTAGAAAGAACAATTAAGATAAATAGTATTACAGCTCAAGAAGTTAGTTCAACAACATCTCTTGCAATAAATAGTATTGGTGAGGCAATCTTTGCTACTGGTGATAAGTTCAGTTTATTAAATATAAATAACAATACAACTTATGATTTAACAATAAATGCTAATCAATCAGCAAGTGATACAACTTTAACTATTACATCATTTGACTTTGAGGCAATTGTTCCAGTTGGTAGTATTGTTACATTTAATAAAAAGAATCTAATAAAGCAATATCAAGATGATACTTTACAAGAGGTTACAGATAGAGGCAATACAACAACAAATTCAATAATGATTGGAAGCTCTTCATCACCATCAGAAAAGCTTCATGTTACTGGTGATGCTTTAGTTACTGGAGATGTCATGGCTGATACTTATAAACCAGCCGTATCCAGTGAGCCAATTAAATTTAAAAACTCATCATCTACTGAGCTTGCAAGAATAACTGATGGAGGCAACGTACTTATTGGAACTACAAGTGATACTGGAGATAAATTAGTAGTAGATGGAACAGCTAAAGTTGAGCAATATTTTTACATTAATGATACTGGAAATACTAATTTATTTTTTATAAGAAATGAATTATTTTTTGCTTCAATAGACAATGGAACAAGAACATTAAATTTTATTGGTGGTGATAAAATATTCCTAAATGGTAGTTTTGCGGAGGCAATGAGAATTAAATCTAATGGCAACTTAGGAATTAATGAATCATCTCCCAGTTTTATCATAGATGCAAATGTAACAAGCTCAAGAGTAAGATTTAAAGCAACAACTGGTAATGCAAATTTAGAGCTTTCCTCCATAGCTGGTAGAGATTACCTAATTAGTAGTATATCAGATGGAAGTTTTAGAATTTTTGATGAAGATGCTTCATCAGAAAGAATGCGAATCAATTCCTCTGGCAACGTACTAATTGGAACAACAACTGATAGTGGAGGAAGATTAAAAAGTTTTTCAGCTAATGGCAACGACATGTCTTTAATTTTAGGTAGAGCTGACACTAACAATTTTTGGAAATTTAATCATGCTGGGAATGATTTGAGAATTTACAATGAAGCAACCTCTGGCTCAAATATTTTGTTGGGAGTAGATAATGGAGGAATAGTTGAGGCTAATAATGTAGGAATAGGAACTGCAAATCCGATTTCAAAAATGGAACTACAATCAAGTGGAGCAAATGGTTTAGTTTTGGGAGTAGATAGTGGTAATTCAAATTTATCAAGTAGGTTATTTTTAACAAATGGAACATCTGGTCAAGGAATTACTTTGATTAACAATGCTGGAGTTTTTCAGTTTTTAACTGGTTCAACTCCAAATTCAACATCAGGATCTGAAAAAATGAGATTAACATCTGATGGCAAATTAGGAATAGCCTTGACAAATCCCGAAACTAAGCTGGATGTCAATGGAACTTGTACAA